TTAAAAAATAGCATCCAATTTATTGACAAGTTTATCCTCCATATCTTCAGTAGTATGAGAATAGATCTCCAGAGTCATCTTAGCATTCGAGTGCCCAACTCGATCCATTATTGATTTGATAGGTAACCCCGACTCTGCTAAGAATGAAATGTGGGAGTGTCTAAATATATGGCTGGATAAATTTTTTTCTATTTTTGCTTGTTTTCCATATTTTTTTAATATCTGTATGAAGCAAGCTATTGTTGTAGGTTGATTCCATCTTTCAAAACAGAAAATATAATCCTCACTAGATAAAGGCTGGAACCGTTCACTAAGTCGCACTATCTGCCTTTTGATAGCTTCTATGACAGTCTCTGATACTTTGATTGTCCGTATTGAATTTGTAGTCTTTGGAAGCGTCTTGATTTTGCTAACTGAATCATAATTACCTGTAATCTCAATTTTTTTGTTCTGAAAATCTATATTTTTTAGTTGTAAGGCAGCTAGTTCACCATATCTCATGCCGGTCAAAGCAAGTACAAGCACCATATCAGCGTACTTCTGATGATATTCTCGATTATTAAGAACATCAACAAGTGCTTTTATTTCTTGCATGGTAAGGAAATTATTACGTTTCTTTTCTAGATCTTCTAAAGTCTTTGGTTTTTGAGGAATCGTAGTATAATCCACCTCGTTATTCTCGATATAAGAGTATTGAACGGCGTACTTGAATATACCTCTGAGTCTGTGCCTAACTTTTTTAGCTGTAATATATCCATTGCTATCAATAACTTTTTCAATAGCCTGCTGAAGAAAGCGCCTGTCAAGATTGGCTAGTAGAGTATCAGATGGTATGACTTGTTTCATTGTCTTATCAACTGACTTACAATTATGTTTTGTGGATTCTTTGACTGTTTGTGACCAGGATTTATAGAACAATTTATAAATTTCTTCAAAGGTAATGCTCTCTACTTGTTTTGTGCTAAGTTTTTTATTTATCTTTTCCTGCAGTAAAATCGCAGCTTGATTTCTTGCCTGGGGAGTCTTTTTCTCCATGGTTACTGAAACTTTTTTTAATTTCTCAGTATATGGATCTTTGTATCGCTCAAAAAATTTATATTTGCCGTTTGGCAATTCTTCCATCCACATTGATTTTAACCTCACTTTTTGGTAAAATGGGTATAAGAAAACGACCTTTTGAATGGTTATTTCTTATACAGGATATCCTCACACTCAACGTTTGGCGATGGCGAGTGTGGGGGTTTTTTATTTACGAATTATGGACGATAACATCCAAGGCTCCCATGATTCGTTGAGCGTTCTCGACGGCTTCCTTATATTCTTTTGATATGTTCTTTACCGGCTTTCTAATCAAATCGATAAATACGACTGGTTTGGTGAAGTCATTTGAGGTTACACGAACTGTCATGTTTAAAATTTTAGAAGTTGATTTTCTTTTTGCAACAATACCGCCTGCAACAGCACCAATAGCGCCAAACATAGCGCCTGCAATCAATGCTTGACCAACTCCTCCAGAAACAACCGTTTGATTATTGATAATCAATTCGTACGATACCAAATCCTCGAACGAATACCAATCTGTGTCATTCTTATCTTTCTTGACCAAGGACGGTATCAAAGACAATCCCATCGTCCCCATGGCAAGACCTACTTTCGCTGTTCCTTTAATTGCTCCTCCGACCAATCCAGACGAACCTTTCGCTTTGCGTGCTCCATTTATTCGATAGGTGCGATTATATCTATCAATCTCAAGTGGTCCGACTTTATCCGTTCGTTTGCTTCTAGCAGTAGGAGTAGGAGAGACTGGTTTTGTAGTTGTTTGAGGTTGTTCTGTTTGCGGTTGGTTAGCGATAGAATAACCGCAATTTGGACAGAACTTGTAGCCCTCTACTGGATTGCCACATTCAGGACAGAATTTCATAATAACCTCCAAAATAATAACTATTTAAAAATCTTTATACTCTTTTTTTACCCATAGCCAACGAGGTTATGGTTTTTTAGTTTTCTCAATACCTCGCTACAATGAATCAGCTATCACATCTGCTTTTAGCATTACACGTCAATATCATAATATTGTTGTAAGATATTGTTCCCTCGCTTGTATTTTGTAACGAGGTCAATAGCCGCTCGTCGTTGCTGTTGATCGTCCAATAAATATTCACCATAACTCAATATCCGATAATGAACAAAATCAACTAATCGATTGAAAAGGGCATTATCGCTGATTGTATTTGCTTGTTTAATTTGCTCGTATGAGTGCTTGTTTTTGAGGTGCCAGACCATGCGCTCATTATTGATGTAAAAGAGAGAGGCCATGGTGTTAGCTTCTATCTCTAGCGGATTGCTCTGATAGTTGTTAGCGCAAGCGAGGGCGACCTCATCAGAATGACCTGTGCTAAAATGGGCTGCAATATGGGCTAATTCATGCAAAATGGTAAAGATAACCCGTCTTTTGATATGTGTTTGATTGATATAAACAAGGTACTTTTCTTTTTCTTTGCTATAAATGGTAAAGCCGTCATTGTGCTTACAGATGATATCATCCAAGTAAGTGACATCTGGATTATTGACAAGTCCTCGATATTTAATGTGCTCAGAACCAAGTAGACCGGCTGAAGGGAGCATAGGAAACGGGTCCTTTTCAAAGAAGATAAAATGAAGGCTGTAAGTCTGTTCAAAGTAACGGATGATGTGCTGAAAAGTAACTTGTTCAAGTGGAATATTATTCTGTCGAGACACTGCTTCGATCACCGGGACAGCGTAATCCCAGTGTTGGATGTACTGTCTACGGGAAATAATTTCTCTAGCCATAATTACCTCCACTTACTGTCATCGTCCATCAGGGTTTTAGCAGTTACCATCAAGCTTTCAATCGCCTTATTAAAACGAACCTTTTCTTCCTCGGTCATGTTCTGGGTCTGATTTCTGAACACTGCGACAAGTTCAGTCTCAGCTGGACCAAGATATGCATTTTCCTTGTTATCCTTTGCAATAGCAGGATTATCTGTCCGTCCGAGTAAATAATCGGTGGATACGTTGAAGTAGTTAGCAATTTCTGCGATACGCTCAGCATTTGGCGTAGAGTTTTTTATCTTATACAGTGTATTTCTGCCATAACCCAAGTCTTCTTCGACTTGCCCAAGAGCTTTTCCACGCTTTTTTGCTAATTCTTTAATTTTTTCAAATGTCTCAAACATTGTTAAATCAACCTTTCTAAGACATTACAAAAAAATTTAACAAATTTGGTGTAAAAAGATTGTCTAATTATCCCAAATGGTGTAAAATGTTTTTTGTAAGTAAGAAATAACTAAAAAAACAACTAAGAAAATAAATTATAAAAATGTTTTGGCGAACGGTATTTATAGATTTATCATTGTTTTTATTATGCTTTCATTTTAGCCAATTTGGTGTGAGTTGTCAAGTGTAATGCAGAAAAATAGTTAAAAATTTAGTTGTTTCTTATTTACATAAAGTGTAAAAAGGAGGAACGCATATGCCAGATATCGCAAACGGTCGTGAAAAGGTTAATGCTTTCTTAAAAGAGAAAGGCATTAAAAAGACAACTCTAGCGGTTGCTTACGGCTTTAAGCGACAGGAAGTAACAAACATTCTAAGTGGGACGACAAAAGGTCCACGAGCAAACAGTTTCATTCTTCAGGTTATTGAAGATTATGGGATTGAGTAGCACAAAAAAGCACCTAACAGAAGTCAGGCGCTAATCAAAATAACTAATTGAATTATAACACGAAAGGAGCAAAAATGGAAGCAGTTGAAATTGTAAGAATCAAAGATGTGATTATTGAAAAAGTCTCTGCTAATGATGAAGAATTAGAACACATCTTTGGATGCTCAAAGCGACAAGCGGGAGACATGAGACGCGAGATGAAGAAGCTACCTAGCCAACAGAAGCATCTTAGGAATGATGGCCAACTTGTCACGATTAAAGGTTTTGATGCCTACCTGAAATACAGAGGCAGTCGAGATTGGAAAAAAGAAATGGTGAAAAGCAAGAAAATGAGGTCAGTCGGATGAACCTACTAGCAAGAATTAAAAACTACTTTTCGGAAGAGGTCGAAGAAACCAATCTCGACTGGAAAGAGGTCGCTCTGGACCTCAATCAATCACTGATTGAATCACAGGAAAAACTTCAAAATGCCAATCAGCGTATTGCTGATCTTGAAAAAATTGTAGCAATCTACAAAGAAAAGGAGAATGTAAAATGATGGAATACATTTATCTGGTAACAATCATCGGAATCGTCCTGTGGTCGCTAGTAAATAAACTAGATGACCACGCTGAAATGAAACAAAAAGATCGTCAGCAAATAGCTAACAATGTCGCACGGATGAACCTGAGAAATTCAGATAAGCAATTTACTTATGACGTGCAACCGCCGGAAGGGCTAGTTAAGGAGTAGAAGATGGTAACAATCAATAAACTAGAAATCGAAAACGTCAAGCGTGTTAAAGCGGTCAAACTAGAGCCGTCTGCAACTGGTCTGACCATCGTCGGTGGAAACAACAACCAAGGGAAAACAAGCGTGTTGGACGCTATTGCTTGGGCGTTAGGAGGTAATAAGTACAAACCTAGCCAAGCTCAGCGTGAAGGTAGCACGATACCGCCGAGTCTTAAAATCACGCTCTCAAACGGCCTGATTGTAGAACGTAGCGGTAAGAATAGCACGCTCAAAGTCATCGATCCAAGCGGTAATAAAGCAGGACAAAACTTGTTGGATAGCTTCGTGGAAGAACTAGCTATCAACTTGCCAAAATTCATGGAGCAGACCAGCAAAGAGAAAGCGAAGACCTTGCTGCAAATCATCGGAGTTGGTCCGCAATTGGCTGAACTGGAAATGCAGGAGAAAGCCAAATATGATGAGCGCCACGCAATCGGTGTGATTGCTGACCAAAAGGAAAAGTTCGCGAAAGAACAACCTTACTATCCAGATGCGCCGAAAGAACTAGTCTCTATCTCTGAGCTTATCCAACAACAACAGGCCATCCTTGCTAAGAATGGCGAGAATGCTCGTAAGCGTCAGAACTTAGTATCTATCCGGAGTCAACACGCTTCAGCAACTGCAGAGGTTGAACGTCTGGAGCAATTGCTGGCCGATGCCAAAGAAAAAGAAAGTCAGTTAGCTCAAGACTTGGCTATCGCAAATACCGATGCCATGGATCTTCTCGATGAATCAACTGAGGAGATTGAAAACAACATCGCAGAGATTGACGAAATTAATCGTAAAGTGCGTGCTAATCTGGACAAGGATAAAGCCGAAGAAGATGCTAAGGGTTATCGCGAGCAATACAAGGAACTTGATAATGTGATTGCTGACATCCGCAAGCAGAAGACAGACTTGCTCACCAATGCAGATTTACCGTTGCCTGGCTTGTCCGTGGATGACGGCGAATTACTCTATCTTGGCCAGCGCTGGGATAACATGTCTGGTAGTCAGCAGCTGCAAGTTGCTACTGCAATCGTGCGCAAATTGAAGCCAGAATGTGGATTTGTCTTGATTGACAAGCTGGAGCAAATGGATCAGCAGACCTTGCAAGAATTTGGCGCATGGCTTGAACAAGAAGGTTTGCAAGCAATCGCGACACGGGTATCAACAGGAGACGAATGTAGCATCCTGATTGAAGACGGGTATAGCGTGAAGCCGGAAAAATTTGTTTTTGCTGCTCAAAACAGTTTAGTAAGTGGGGTAGCAAACGCTGCAGCATCGGCTACATGGCAAGGTGGATTTTAAAAACTAAAGGAGAACAATCATGAAAAAAACAGAAACTTTTATTGTATTTCGTAACAAAAAAACAGGTGACTTTTTATCGAAATATAAAAGCAAAGAACAAACTCTTGCTTATTCAGCAGAATATACAGAAAGATTGAAACGTGCTGCTAAAAATGAAGTTGAAGCGACAAAAGTACAAATTGAAGATTTTACAAAACTAGCGAATGCATTAAATTGTGAATTGCTCGAAGTGACTGCAACGTATGAGCTTAAAACACTTGACGGTGAAGAACCGGAAGATTTAACAGACAAAACCGAGAATTCAAAATCTGAGTCGTTCAAAAAGTTTCTTGCTATGTTGGCAAATGGATTGGAGGATGACTAAACATGCAAATTACAAGAGGAAAACGAGCACGAGCTCAAAAAGTTGTTATTTATGGTCCTGAAGGAATTGGCAAGTCTACGTTTGCAGCTGAATTCCCAAATGCTGTCTTCATTGATACGGAAGGCTCGACAGATAACATGGATGTAGCTAGATTAGACAAGCCGACCAGCTGGACCATGCTCATCAATGAGATTGCTTTTATCAAAGCCAATCCGACCGAGTGCGGGACGCTCGTCATTGATACAATCGACTGGGCGGAGTCCATGGCGGTCGCCGATGTCTGCGCTCAGCATGGCAAGAAAGGGATTGAAGATTTCGGATGGGGTAAGGGTTATACCTATGTCCAAGAAGAAATGGGACGTTTCTTGAATAGTCTTTCTGACTTGGTTGATATGGGCATCAACGTGGTATTGACTGCACACGCTCAAATTAAGAAGTTTGAACAGCCAGATGAGATGGGGTCATACGACCGATATGAATTGAAACTTGGTCAAAAGACAGGCTCTAAGACTGCTCCACTAGTGAAAGAATGGGCGGACATGGTTCTATTTGCCAATTACAAGACCTTAGTCATGACGGCCGAGAACGGCAAGAAAAAGGCGCAGGGTGGTGAGCGCGTGATGTACACCAATCATCGACCGGCTTGGGATGCCAAGAACCGACATGAATTACCTGATGAATTACCGTTCCATTATGCAGGGATTGCTCATATCTTTGCGAATCAGCAAGTGCATACACAACAGCCACAACCACAGACAGTCGCTCCAAAATCTCAGCAGGCTGTTCAGCAAGCCCCTGAGCAAGTTCAAGAAGAATTGCCTCTCGATATGTCACAGGTGGCTGAAAAGCCTCAAAATGAAGCTCCTAGCGAACCACAGGTAACTCCTAGACAGTATCACGCGAACTTGCCAAAGAGTTTGACGGACCTCATGTCTCAAGGTAACGTGACAGAAGAAGAGCTCCAAAAAGTTGCATACATACGAGGTCACTTTCCGCTGGGCACGCCAATTGAAAACTTCCCTCCTGATTACTGGGATATGATTGTCGCACATTGGCAGGCAACTATGGAAGTTATTCAAAACCAAGTGCGAGCAGATCCTGAGCTGCCCTTCTAGATGTAGATTCTGGGAATTAGAAATCATAGCAAAATATAATAAGGAGTATCTATGAAAGATAAAACTATTAAAATTGATTTGTCAAAAATCGCAAATACAGCCTTACAAGAAAAGGTTGACAAAGAACTTGAAAAAGTCCTTGAGAATATTCTGGATCTCAATACAGAAGCTAAAGCGACTCGCAAGGTTACTATCATACTAACGATGTCAACAGACGATGAACGTACTGTCGTAAAAACAGGTATGGAAGTCAAATCTACTTTAGCACCGCAGAAAGGTGTTGCAACAACTGTCATTGTCGGTCGCGACGACACTGGTAAAATTCACGCAAATGAGCTCAAGAGCGGCATCCCAGGTCAGACTTACTTTGATGACAACGGAGATATGAGAACCGACACTGGCGAACTCATTGAAAAAGTGGAACAACAGGAAAAATCTAAAATCATTGATTACAATCAAAAGAAAGCAGGTAACTAACCATGACAGAAAATATTAAAGATGCATTATCATACGCAGTCGAACTAGCGAGTAAAGAAAATAAAATTATTCGTTCAGAAACTGGGAAGGAATATTTTGATAGCAATGAATATGACTTACAGGAACTTAACCCTCGTAAGTACGCACCTATCCTTGAGCTTCAGACACTCAAAAGTCTAGTTGACTATCTCAAATCAGATAACGATTTCATCAGTGATCGTAAACTTGTAGTTGTCGTGGACAGTTTCCAAAAAGTATCTGTATATGATCAAGTTGATTTTGAAAATGGCAAACGTCCTCAGCTCGTATCTGTAAAAGCAACCGTTCCAGTTATTCCTTTTAGCAATTGGCGCGACCAGGAAGAATTCAATATTATGCTGCAGTCTATGTTTATCGATGATGCAGACCGTAATTTGGTTTTGGATTTTGCTAGCCATTTGAAAATCGAAAAAGGTGCAGAAGTACAGGACAATGGCATCAGTCAAATGGCTACGGTTCGCGATGGTGTAGCAAGCCTAGCACAAGCTAAAACTCCAAATCCAGTAACCTTGCGACCATATCGTACTTTCAACGAAGTAGAGCAGCCTGCTAGTCAATTCGTCTTCCGCATCAACAAATCGGCGAGCCTTGCGCTCTTTGAAGCAGGATGGGGGAAAATGGAAATTAGAAGCCGTCGAAAGCATCGCAAATTATTTAAAAAATGAACTTGCTAGCAACAAAAAAATTACTATTTTAGCTTAAAGGAGAAATCAACATGACACAACAATACAATAATTTTGAGCGTGAATTCGGATGGGAAGATGAAATCGTCCAAGATTCTTCATATGTACTTTTAGAACCCGGAGAATACTGGTTTACGGTAACTAAAATTGAACGTCAGCGACATATACCGAATCCGAATTCGAGAAGTAAAAATCCACTCCCTCCATGTAACAAAGCGGTTGTAACTTTGAGTATTTTGAATATGGAAGGAGATAAAAAGGAAATAACTTATAATTTATTCCTTCATTCTCGCACAGAAGGTATGTTATCTGCATTCTTTGGTGCAATTGGTTTAAAAAAACATGGAGAGCCTTTAAAAATGGACTGGAATGCAGTATTGAATTCTGTAGGGGTATGTAATGTAAAAAAAGCTATTTCTACCAATGGGAATGAATACAACGATATAGGCTTTATGGTATATGCAGATGAAGTTGATGTAACAAAACAACTAAATACTCGTCCTAATCTGCTTAACCAAAATAGTTATCCTCAAAATGGAAGTAACCAAAACTATCAGCAACCAGCCTACCAACAACCGCAACAGCCGAATTTTGCACAACAGCCACAAGCACAAGCTGGATACCAAGCTGGGCAATTCTAGGAGGTAAGGGATGCAATTAAGACCTTATCAACAGGAAGCACGGGAGGCTGTTCAAGCTGAATGGGCTAAAGGTCGCAAGCGCACGCTCTTAGTATTGCCTACAGGATGTGGAAAGACAATCGTCTTCTCCAAAATCATTGAAGACCAAGTGAAAGAGGGCAAGCGTGTGCTTGTCCTTGCTCATAGGTCAGAGCTTTTAGAGCAGGCTAGCGACAAGCTCAAGACTGCGACAGGACTCGGCACGGCCTTAGAAAAAGCTGAGAATACCTCTATCGGTTCATGGTATCGTGTTGTAGTTGGTTCTGTTCAGACGATGCAGAGAGAGAAGCGACTTAGTCAATTTCCTCCTGACTGGTTCGATACGATTGTGGTTGACGAAGCTCATCACGCTATTTCAGACGGTTATCAACGTGTCCTTGGTTATTTTGAACAATCGAATGTATTGGGAGTAACTGCAACGCCTGACCGCGGAGATATGAAGAACCTTGGTTCTTACTTCGACAGCTTAGCTTATGAGTATTCGCTAGTTCAAGCTATCCAGGAAGGGTATCTATCTAAAATTAAGGCCTTGACAATACCGCTCAGCTTGGATTTAACAAACGTCAGTATGTCAGCTGGTGATTTCAAAGCGAGCGATGTCGGAACGGCACTGGATCCATATCTGGAACAGATAGCAGATGAAATGGCCAAGCAATGTGCAGACCGCAAGACAGTCGTATTCTTGCCTTTGGTGAAGACCTCACAGAAGTTTCGAGATATTCTAAACGCAAAAGGTTTTCGCGCTGCTGAAGTCAATGGAGAGTCCAAGGACCGTGCGGATGTTTTAGAAGACTTTGAGAAAGACCGCTACAATGTACTTTGTAATTCGATGTTATTGACTGAAGGCTGGGATTGCCCGTCAGTAGACTGCGTTGTTGTGCTAAGGCCTACTAAGGTACGAGCGCTGTATAGCCAGATGATAGGGCGCGGGACTCGTTTGTATCCAGGCAAGAAAGAATTGCTCTTGCTAGACTTCCTCTGGCATACTGAACGCCACGAACTATGCCGGCCAGCTCACTTAATCTGTGAGACTCCAGAAGTTGCTCAGAAAATGGTTGAGAACATGGAAGAGCAAACTGGTGTTATGCTTGACCTCGAAGATATGGAAGTCAAGGCAACCGAGGACGTCGTCGCACAGCGTGAGGAGGCTTTGGCAAAACAATTGGAAGAAATGCGCAAGCGTAAACGCAAGTTAGTGGATCCATTGCAATTTGAAATGTCTATCCATGCTGAAGACTTGTCGAACTATGTGCCCAATTTTGGATGGGAAATGGCGCCTGCTAGTGACAAGCAAATTAAAGCGCTTGAGAAATACGGCATACTTCCTGATGAAATCGGCAACGCCGGAAAAGCTGCATTATACTTAGACAGATTGCACAAGCGACAATCAGAAGGTTTAACGACACCAAAGCAGATTCGATTCTTAGAAGGTCGTGGCTTCAAGGATGTTGGTATGTGGCAATTTGACCACGCTAGAAATATGATTGATCGCATTGCTGCGAATGGCTGGCGATTGCCGGCAGGAGTGCGACCAGCTGAATATGTACCGGGGTGATGTATGAAATCTCTTTTACGATATCCAGGTAGCAAGTGGAATCTTGCTGGTAGGATAGTAGAACTATTACCTGAACACAAAACCTACCTAGAACCCTATTTTGGTAGTGGTGCGGTATTGTTTACTAAAAAAACTAGCGCTATTGAGACAGTTAATGACCTAAATGATGATGTGGTTAATCTTTTTCAGGTGATACAACAGGAACCTGAGGCGCTGGCCAAAAAAATCTTTCTGACCCCTTACAGCCGAAGGATTTATGATAATGTTTGGGAAGTCCGACCAGAGAATGAGATTGATAAAGCGCTGAATTTTGTCATACGCTCTGTTATGAGCCACGGCTTTCGAAATATTGAAAAATCTGGTTGGAAAATGGATATTAACGGCAGAGAACGAGCCTACGCAGTCAAACATTGGAATGATCTGCCCGAGTTAGTCCAAGAAATGACATTGCGATTAAAGCATGTTCAGATTGAATGTCGGCCAGCCATTGAACTGATACAGAAATATAGTCGGGAAGATGTCTGCATGTATGTAGACCCTCCCTACGTCCTTAGCACGAGGACGAGAAAGCAATATTCAGTAGAAATGGATGACCGTGACCACGAAGAACTATTAGAAATATTGAATCAGTCCAAAGCTAACGTTCTTCTGAGTGGATATGATAGCGACTTGTATAATAAACGCTTGTCAAATTGGGAAAGGGTGGAGTTCTCGGCGACTGCAGAGAAAGGACTACCGAGAACGGAAGTTCTTTGGATGAACTATCAACCAAAGAAGCAATTATTATTATTTTAAAGGAGAAAACAGTGGCAGAGAATGATTTTAATTTGTTGCCGTTGCTGGATTACATCAATCCTGCCACGGTAGACTACCAGACATGGATAAATGTGGGCATGGCCTTAAAACACGAAGGCTACACGGCATCTGACTGGGATAACTGGTCACAAAATGATAGTCGATACAAGAAATTCGAGTGTTTCAAGAAATGGGATACCTTCAACGAGGAAGCAGGAACTATCGTGACGGGTGCGACTATTACCCAACTTGCAAAAGAAAACGGCTGGGTGTCGCAATCTGGCTACGATAGCGAGAATGCGCATGAGTTAGGCTGGACCGATACAATAGATCGTGATTATCGTGTCATTGATAAAGACTGGATCGAGGGCAAGGAAATCCACGAGCCGACGATTTGGAATCCAGTGCAAGAAATCATCAAATACCTTGAAACACTTTTTGAAGCTGGCGAAAATGTCGGTTATGTGACTAAATGCTATCCAAAGACTGATGACAAAACGGGAAAGATTGTCAAATGGTTGCCAACCAAAGGAGCTTACGACCGCACAGCTGGTGAATTGATTCAACTCTTACAAGAATGTAATGGAGATATTGGAGGTGTCCTTGGTGACTATCACGAAGAAGCGGGTGCATGGATTCGTTTTAATCCTATGGACGGAAAGGGCGCTAAAAATGAAAACGTGACAGATTTCAGATATGCTCTGGTCGAATCCGACAGCATGCCGATTGACAAGCAGAATGCCATCTACAAAGAACTTGAATTACCGATTGCAGCCTTGGTTCACAGTGGGAATAAATCGCTCCACGCTATCGTCAAAGTAGATGCCAAGAATTACGAGGAATACCGTAATCGGGTTAATTACCTTTATAAAATCTGTCAGAAGAACGGAATCATAGTCGATACTCAAAATAAAAATCCAAGTAGACTTTCGCGCATGCCAGGGTTCATCCGAAACGGTCAGAAGCAATTTTTGGTAGATACCAACATCGGTAAGGCTGATTGGGATGAATGGTATCAATACATCGAAGATTTGAACGATGATTTGCCTGATCCTGAAGGATTGGCCGACAGCTGGGATAACTTGCCAGAATTGGTTCCTGAGTTGATAAAAGGAGTCCTTCGTCAAGGTCACAAAATGCTGATTGCTGGTCCGTCAAAGGCTGGTAAGTCATTTGCCTTGATTGAGATGTCAATTGCAATCGCAGAGGGGAAGAAGTGGCTAGGCTGGGATTGTACGCAGGGGCGTGTCTTGTATGTCAATCTGGAGCTAGACCGTCCGTCTGCTTTGCATCGTTTCCGTGATGTTTACCAAGCTATGGAATTGCCACCTCAGAACATCCAGAACATCGATATCTGGAATTTGCGTGGCAAGACCGTACCAATGGACAAGCTGGCGCCCAAACTCATTCGCAGAGCTTTGAAGAAGAATTATATCGCAGTCATCATCGACCCGATTTACAAGGTTCTGACGGGTGACGAGAATAGCGCGGACCAGATGGCACATTTTACCAATCAATTTGATAAAGTGGCCACAGAGTTAGGTTCTAGTGTTATCTACTGTCACCACCACTCTAAGGGTTCTCAAGGTGGCAAGAAGTCCATGGATCGCGCTAGTGGTTCGGGTGTATTCGCTCGGGATCCTGACGCGCTTATCGACTTAGTAGAGCTAGAAGTGTCAGAGGAATTACTTACTCAAAGGCTGAATCAGGCAGCGTGCGAAGTATATAAACAGGCTTTGCAAGAGCGAAATAATTCCTATTACCAACAGAATGTCGGGCTAGATGACCTCTTAAGCCCTGCGCAGATGCGGACACATTTCGAGAAAGGCATCCCTGATGTCATGGCTCGTGCTCCTTATGTAGACAAGCTCGAGGAAGTACGCAATAAGGTCCAGATAGCGACTGCGTGGCGCGTTGAGGGCACACTTCGAGAGTTTGCCAAGTTCAAGCCAGTCAACATGTGGTTCAGTTATCCAGTACACGCGCTTGATGAAACGGGCGTGCTGGCGGATATACAATTGGACGATGATAAACCGGGGTGGATGAAAGCTAAAGAAACTCGCAAAAAGAACGCAAAGGAAGACAAAAAGCAAAAACTGATAGAGTTTGACGAAGCGATCGAAAACGCGAATTTTGGCGAGCCTCCCTCAAAAGAAGACGTAGCTGAATATTTAGGAATTTCTGTAAAAACAGTTACTCGCAGATTGAATTCGTCAAAAAAATATTGGTTCGACAAGAACTCAAATTCAATAAAAGAAAAAGGACAAGACCATAAAAACGTGGTCGTGTCCGAATAAGACAGCACCATAAAATTATGGTTGTGTCCTTGTCCTAAAAAGGACAGACAAGACCATAAAAATGTGGTCGTGTCCCGGACAGACAACTATATATTATATATATAGATAATGTCCTGTCGTCCATCATGTCCATACCTGTATAGACAGGGTTGCTTAAAACGCACCCTGTCATATACAAGGGTCATGGACTAAAAGCGAAATTAAAAAGTAAAACTATGCGAGGTGTGAAAATGGAAGCTTATAAACAACGAATGATTGATGAATATAATCAACTTAAAGAACGATGTGTGCGAATTGAAAATTTTTTAAAAGCATATAAAGAAAAACAAGTACCTGACTTTGAATTGTCCTGCCCACTTGAATTGTTACAATCTCAATATCACGCAATGAGAAGCTATTTAAAAATTTTAGAAACTCGTGCAAAATTCGAAAGAATTGACCTTATCGAGAAAGAGAAAATATATACAGTAGAAATCCCGGTAGGTGATGGTTTCTTTCAAACTTTGTGTCAAAGTGGCACCGGAAATCTGTGCTTAAACGATCATAAATATTTATCGCTTAAAAAATTACGAGAACATAATAGTTATGTTCCTGGCGGGCTTACTGAGAAAAAAATAAAAAATTCTACTGTAGCATGGGCGTGGCAATTTGCGAAAGAGGTAGAAGATGATTGAATTCTTTTTACCGATGCAAAAAATTCCGACTACGACTCATCAACAAAAAAAGGTAAACGTGAGATTTGGTAAGCCAATCTTTTATGAACCAGCCGACTTGAAAAATGCTAGAGCGAAATTTGAGAGCTTACTTGCCCAGCATGTCCCTCCTGATGAATTTAAAGGAGCAATTCGGCTGACGGTCAAGTGGTGCTTTCCGCGTATCAAAAAAAGCTACGACGGCCAGTACAAGACCACGAAGCCAGATACAGATAATCTCCAGAAGTTGCTCAAAGATTGCATGACGAAACTTGGATACTGGCAAGACGATGCACAAGTGGCCAGCGAGATTGTCGAGAAGTTTTGGGCAGACACAGTCGGAATTTATATCAAGATTGAGGAATTGCCATGAAAATCAATTATATTGATTTCTTTAGCAGGGTCATTCCGGAATGGATGGCGCGTAGCAATCAGAAAAGCCAAGAGGTCGGTTTTGGTTCAGATGCCTACTGGCTATGGGCAGTGTCGTCAATCGGAGAAATCTGCAAACAATACAATGATGATGAGCTGGTGACGGAGCAGTTTGGTCTGCTCTTTAACTGGCTAGAAAAACAAGCAGGATAAAACATGGAATATAGCAAACAAACAGTCATTGACGGACTGGAACGCACGATCGAGCAGACGGAGACAAAGATAGCAGAACTATCTGAGCCGTGTGTCAAATCGCTTGCTTTTAGCAGGTCTGAGCAACGTGACTTGCTTAAAAAGAAAGTGAAAAACTGGAAGAAGAGAATAAAGGAGTTGGAAGAATGAGTAAATTTGAAATCTCTCTGTCTAAAAATGACCTTGAACATATCGCTAACGGTTATGACATTAAAATCAAAATCAATGGTAAAAGATTTTTGGAAACAAATGAAATCATTTTGAAGCCTGCATTGACAAATGATGTTATGGCTCCGATATTGAATTATAGAGATAAAATAATCGATACTGAGGTACAAAATATTGCTAATAATTTTATTGGAGGTGCAAGATGATTCCGAAATTTAGAGCATATGATAGCGGGTCATTAAGTCGCATGTATCAACCTGATGAAGTGATGGTTGGAAATGGCAATATCTGTATTATTGATGAGGATTCTGTTGCTGGTGAATGGATTGTGAACAATGACATTCACCTCATGCAATCAACAGGATTGTTTGACAGAAATGGCAAGGAAGTGTTCGTTGGTGACATCGTTAAATGTACAAGAGGATGTCTCCATGAAGTGTATTTAGAAAAAGAATACGGTGGTACATTCATAGGCGGCATGCCTGCAGTTTATCTAAAAGGATTGAGTGAAGGATATGCGTGGACCGGATATGAGGAAATCATCGGCAACATCTACGAAAACAAGAAAATTTTGGAGGTGGGCGATTGACGATCAATATCAAACAACGATTAAAGGCCTTGCAGTACATCGATATCAAAGCGAAGTCGAAACACCAGGAAATCATCAGCTTGAAATCGAGCATCTTACGAGGACAGCAGTTCGACAGCATGCCGAAATCAGAAAGCTCATCTAATCGCTCTGAAGAGTTGAACGTACTGATTATTGATAAATCGGAACAGCTGTACCGCGAAATCCAAGAACTCTATCAGGAACGTGATGAGCTGGTGCAAGTGATTGAGTCATTGGATGATCCTGTGGAAAATATTATCATGCGCTTGTTGTATATTGATGGATTGTCATGGAGTCAAATTCAGGCTCAGTTACGTTGCGGACGTGGGACGATTCATCGGGCTAGAGAGAGCGCTTTGAAAAAAATTTCTAATAAATGGAATTAATGGAACTCTTTGGAACTTTTAAAGTGATATTATGGTATTGTCAGCAAGTACGGTAAAGCGGACTGATGACTCCTTTAACTTTTCGTAACGACATCTGGATAAGTCAGTGATTTCCTCTTTGTCTTTTTGGGTTCAATCCTTGATGTCGTTATTTTAGGCTTTTAGTGTAGCGGTAACACAACAGTCTCCAAAACTGTTATCGTAGGTTCGATTCCTACAAAGTCTGTGAGAGGTCTTGCATCAAGTCACACAAGCGTGTGGCTTTTTGTTTTTGTGAATGGAGGTGATGGAAAATCGCTAAACTAACTTTAAAACAACAGAGATTTGCTGATGAGTACATCATCAGTGGGAATGCAACAGCGGCGGCTGTAAAAGCGGGATATAGCTCTAAGTATGCGAACACGAACGCTTCTAAGCTACTACAAAATACTGCAATAAAATCCTATATAGACGAGAGACTGGCTCAGCTTGCATCTGAGAAAATCGCAACACAGGAGGAGGTACTCACTTACCTAACTTCGGTCATGCGAGGAGAAACGCAAGAGCAGACTTTGATAAGCATTGGAGAACTAGGCCAAACGATTACGGATATAGATGTCGGAGCGAAAGACAGAATCAAGGCGGCTGAACTCCTTGGCAAACGGCATAGGCTCTGGACGGATAAGGTTGAGGCAGATATTTCTGGAACGGTGGTGTTTGCGAATGAGTCAGACATACCAGATTAAACAGAATGATATTGTCGTAGACCTGCCTAAGATAGTAGGTGGTGGATATGGCCAGTTCTGGCGCTCTCGTAATTTCTATCGAGTAGTAAAAGGTTCTCGTGGTTCGAAGAAATCAAAGACTACGGCTCTTAACTTCATCACACGTATTTTGAAATATCCATGGGCAAACTTGCTTGTCATTCGTAGATATTCGAATACGAACAAGCAATCGACTTACACGGATTTTAAGTGGGCAGCTAACCAGTTAAAAGTTGCTCATAAGTTTAAATTCAATGAGTCCTTGCCTGAAATCACAGTAAGAGAAACAGGACAGAAGATTCTATTTCGTGGTTTGGATGATGAACTTAAAATCACATCTATCACGGTTGATGTAGGCATCTTATGTTGGGCATGGTTCGAGGAAGCGTATCAAATCGAGACTGAAGATAAGTTCAGTACGGTAGTCGAGTCTATCCGTGGTAGCTTAGATGTACCTGATTTTTTTAAACAAATCACGGTCACGTTTAACCCGTGGAATGAGAGGCACTGGCTCAAACGTGTCTTTTTTGATGAGGAAACTAGACGAGCCGACACATTCGCTACTACGACTACTTATCGATGCAACGAGTGGCTGGATGAAGTCGATATCAAGCGTTATGAAGATTTGTATCATACGAATCCAAGACGTGCGAGAATCGTGTGTGATGGTGAGTGGGGCGTGGCTGAGGGCCTTATCTACAACAATGTGGCTGTCAAAGACTTTGACAAAGATGAGTTGTTGCAGAATCCTGCTAACAAGTTGTGTATCGGTCTTGACTTTGGTTTTACTCATGATCCAACAGCATTGTGTTGTTCGCTGATAAACGACACAACGAAAGAGATACACATCTTTGATGAAGCGTACAGAGTCGGTCTGATAACCAAGGAAGTCGCTAAGATGATAAAAGATAAAGGTTATCATCGCTCTCAAATCATCGCAGACAGCGCAGAGTCACGGCTGATTGAAGAGCTCAGATCAGAACACGGCATATCTCGAATTAAAGAGAGCCGCAAAGGTAAAGATAGTATTATGGCAGGCGTATCCAAACTCCAAGGATACGCTATTTATGTGCATCCGAATTGTGAGCATATCATGGATGAATTTTACAGTTATTGTTATCAACGAGACAAAGAAGGCAATTGGTTGAATAAGCCAGAAGATAAGAACAACCACTTGATGGATGCATTGCGATATAGCCTTCAATGTATCGAAGGTGGGAAAGCAACCGTCCGCAGACGTTCGCAATACGGCTTATAGAAAGGATTTAAATGTATCAGATTTTAACTTATCCACGGGATGGATACGATGAAACAGCTTTGAATAAAGAATTGATTTACAAGCTGATTCGCAAGCATACACAAGAGCGCAGCCACTTGCAGGATTTGAAGAAATACTACTTGGGTGAGCATGCTATCTTGAATCACAAAAGGCGCAATCAGAACGCTCCAAACTTCAAGACAGTAGCCAATCACGCAAAGGACATTGCAGACACGTCCACGGGATATTTTATGGGCAATCCTATCAAGTATAACAATACTGCTGAGAGCGACCTTGAGCCTCTGCTTGTAGCTTTTGACGGTGCTGAAATAGACCAAGTGGATGCGCAGAATGCTCTGAACATGGCCATCTATGGTCGTGCTTATGAGTACATCTATGCTAAAGAGGGGTTGACTGAGCTAGATTCGACTAGCGTAGACCCTGAAAATGTGTTCATCGTTTACGATGACAGCATCGAGCGCAAGGCCTTGTTTGCGGTCTATTACTACGAAATTAAAGACGACACGAAAGATGCGACTAAGTATCAAGCAGAAGTCTTTACGCAGAATTTGCATTATCACATTGTGCTGCGTGATTCGAGTATGGGAACAACGAAGAATGAGCAGGTAGAACCTCACAACCTCGGGCAAATCCCAATCATCGAGTACCGCAATAATCATTTTGCGATTGGTGATTATGAGCAACAAATCAGCTTGATTGATGCTTACAACTCATTGATGGGTAATCGTGTCAACGACAAAGAGCAGGCAGTCGAGTCTATTCTTGTACTTTACGGCGCGCAGTTAGCTGACAATCTAGAAGATGCCAGGGAAGCAATGAGCATCCTTGCTGAAGAAGGTCTTTTGGAATTACCAGCAGATGCCAAGGCTGATTTCTTAAAGAACGCCCTGGATGAGAATGCAACTGAAATCTTGCGCAAGGCTTTGAAAGAAGACATCTACACATTCAGCCATGTGCCGAATTTGACAGATGAGAACTTTGCAGGCAATAGCTCGGGTGTAGCTATGGAATTCAAGTTGCTAGGCCTTGAAATGATCACTAAGACCAAAGAAGCGAATTACAAGCGAGGTCTTAGACAGCGGATTGCTATCTTCGCTCATTATTTGGGCATGCAGCAGATTGCTCTTGAAGCATATTCAATCGTGCCACAGTTTAGCCGTGGATTGCCTAAGAACTTGCTCGAATTGTCACAGATTATCAATAATCTTGAAGGTAAGGTCTCACTTCGTCAGCTTATTTCGCTCTTGCCATTTGTTGAAGATCCTGACGCTGAAATTGAAGAACTCGAAGAAGAGAAAGAGAAGAATAAGGACCGTGTGCCATTCTTTAATCAGACTAACACGAAGCCAGACGACGAGGTGACAGATGAAGAATCAGGAGTACTGGACCAAGAGAAAGGCTAATCTCATCTATGAGCAGATGGACAAGGCTGAGAGGCAAGCGGACAAGTTCGACGGGATTTACAAGCAATCTAAAGCATATTTAGATAAGCAAATCAACAAGGTCTTTGATAAATTCCAGCGTGATTATGGGTTAAGCGAGCGTGATGCTCGTCAAGTTTTAAAGAACATGAAGGATCAAAAGGACCTGAACGGACTTCGTAAGGTTCTTGAAGCTAGACCAAATGACCCAAATATCCAACGGTTACTCGCTGATTTAGATAGTCCAGCTTATGCTTATCGCATGAAGCGACTAGAGCGTTTGAACGACGATTTAGACCGCATGCGTGAGTCGATCTATCATTCTGAGAAGGTAGGATCAGATGCCTTTTATAGCGACCTGATGAAGGATAGCTATTACAAGGCTACTTTTGACCTGCAACAGCAGACAGGACTCGCTTATAGCTTCTCTGACTTACCTGAAACAGAAATCAAGCGCTTGAGGGGGCTAAAATGGACGGGAGAGGCCTATTCGGATAGGATATGGGAAAACACAGGGGCGCTCGCTTCAAGCGTGAAAGACGAGCTTCTGGTAAGTCTCATGACGGGTAGGAGCGTAAGAGATACATCTAAAGCAATCGCTGAAAAATTCGGAGTAGGTCAAAACAAAGCTAGGCGTTTAATTCGTACTGAGTCAGCGTTCTTTCATAACCAAATGGAACTGCTCAGCTATGAAGATGCTGAAATCACCAAGTACAAATTTGTGGCAGTATTGGACAGACGGACGTCACACATTTGTCAAGAGCATGACAACAAGGTCTACGATACAGACAAGGCTGTCCCTGGTGTGAACTATCCACCTCTACATCCGTGGTGCAGGTCTACGACTATCGCACATGACGAGGACGCAGACTATAGCAAGCTGGAACGTAGGGCAAGAAATCCTAAGACAGGTAAAGTTGAGTATGTGCCTGCGGATATGTCTTATAACGATTGGTATAGCAAGTATGTAGCTAGTGATGAAGTTGGTAAGATTGACTTTTCTAAGCTTACTTCTGAAGAAATCAATAATCTTGATTTTGATGATCTTTTAAAATATCTTGATTGGGCAGCTGAGCAAGATGCTTTAAAAGAGAAAGCGGAGCAGGCTGCTTTGCAAGCACGAGAGGATAACGTTTCTTTGGCACGACGTGATCTGGTAGATCGTTTAGAAAAGAGACTTAGAACAACGAATTTTGTTGATGTCTTTGGAGAAGAAAATGCGCAAGGTCTTTTAAGAGAATTGCGGTTCTTCCCGAATGATGATTTTGTGCAATCCCTCTACGGTTCAATCGATAAATTATCTTTTGCTAAAGTAAAAGAAATGTCTTCTCATGTGTCTGGTACACAAGTTAATTTGGCAAAAGGCGATTTTATTTACAACAAGAAATTTAATCAGAAAGCACATTCAATCGTTCTTCATGAATTGACTCATGGCATCGATAATATCGCAACTTACTTCGGTGCCCCGGAATTGGGAGCTAAAGCATTTAGCAGTCAGTATGACTTGTACAATACCATAAAAAAAGATATGGACAATTATATTTTCGGGGATATGAAGCTCAAAAGAGGAGCGTCTATGGATGAGAAACGAGACTTCTTTAATCTTCGTCAAGCTAAAGTAAGAGATTTCAAATTGGAATTACTTGAACTAGCAAAGAAACTACACCCGGAAATTCGTCCCGAAGAAAATGCAGAGGTTGCCGCATTTGCATCAGATATGATGAGTTCTTTCAGAAGCGCAGAATATGGCTCTCAGACTTTCAATCATCCAGACTCATATTGGAACAATAAAACCCATCGAGGGATGGAATTTATTGCAGAATATACTCAAGCACAAATGACTCCTGAAATAAAAGCGTTTTATGACAAAGTTTTCCCAAATTCTGTTAAAATATACAACAAGATATTTGAAGATATTTCAAAATTGAAATTAGAAAACAAAAAGCCGATTGTTTGGTAAGGAGGTCAGGATGTTTTTTTGGAAGAATGAAAAAATTTATAATCAATTCAAAGAAATCAGCGAGAGATACAATAGTCATTTTGGTGAAGATTTTCCTGTGTATTTGATAATTCCTTTCGAGGTAGATGAGGAAGCTATTTCGAAATATAATTCAGTCGTGGATTCATGCATCAAAAACAATAAAATGTATAAGAAACCGATTGATTACGATGATAGAAAATATTAAGCACCTAGAGAAATTTAAGTGCTTTTTTCGTGCTTAGAAAGGAGTAAAAGCATGTTTATTTGGGAATGGGTATCAATCGCTTTCGGGTGGTTGGTATTTTTGTTTTTAATTTTTATTGTTTTAGCGTTAATTAGCGGGATAATTGGCGGCATAAAGAAAGGATTGAAGAAATGAATCGTGATAATAAGCCTAATATGGATAAGGTAAAAATAGGTGGTATCGTCTACGAAATCGAAAAAATAACTGATTTACAGGAAAAAACAGGAGAATGGGGACATATTGAGTACAAGACATGCAGGATTGTTCTTGACGACTCAGCTAGTCAACAAATCGAAGATCAGACGCTTATTCACGAAATTACGCATGGCATTTTAGTTGAAGCTGGCTATATAAATCATGAAGAAGAGCAGGCAGACCGAATCGGGAAAATTCTTTATCAAGTTTTGGTCGATAATGACTTCTCATGGCTCAAAAACAGAAAGTAGGTGATCCGACATCTTGACTTGCAGGAATAGACTGCTATAAATTACTGTAAATTGCTATAAACCGTGTCGAAATCGAGGCGGTTTTCTTTTGCTCTAACCGTATGGAATCCCGTACGGTTTTTATGCGCACAAAGGGGAGATAGTTCGATCCTATCTCACGGGTTAATCAAGTTCGAGTCTTGAAATCTGGCGGGTGGTTCGAGTCCACCGGTGCGCGTTATTGTCCAAGCATTGAAGACATAAAAAGCTATGGAATTATACAGTCGGGGACGACTTAAAAAATAGGAGGTTCGCAATGAACGAAGAAACACAAACAGTCGAAACGGTTGAAGTCCAAGAGGTACCTGCAGAACCTACGCAACAACCGCAAGACGAGAAGAAGTACACGGATGCAGACGTCGATGCTATCATCGATAAGAAATTTGCTAAGTGGAAATCTGAGCAAGAAGCTAGAGAAAACGAAGCTAAGAAGCTTGCTAAGATGAACGCTGACGAGAAACAGAAATATCAGTTGGATCAGCGTGAGCAAGAACTGGCTGACCGTGAAAAGGCTATTGTTCGCAAGGAATTGACTGCAGAAGCTAAGACGATGCTAAGCGAACGTGGCTTACCAGTCGAATTAGTAGCCGTGGTTGATTTGTCAAACGCTGAAGCCGTGACTGAATCAGTCGCAAGCATTCAGAAAACGTGGGAGGATGCAGTTCAGAAAGGTGTATCCGAACGCATGAAGGGTAGCGCACCTATTAAAACTGCGCCAACGAATCAGCAAGAAGTTGTAGAAAAATGGAAACAGGACTTTTTGCGCTAAAAATATAAATAATGAGGTAAAAATAAATGGCATTTGAAGCATTAAACACAGCAGAATCACGCAAGCGTCATCTTGGAATCATTGAAGATGTACTTGCAGTAAATTCATACGCAACACCGCTTTTGACACCAAGCGAAGCAGTAACTCTAAATGGTCGCTCTTTCACAGTCGCAACTGGTGACACAACTGAGTTGAAAGACTACAAACGTAATCAAAAGAATGAATTTGACAACGTTGAAGTTGAAGAAAAGATCTACACTCTTGATGAAGAAAAATACTGGGGCCGTTTCGTCGACCAGTTGGACGAACGTGACTCAAACGGTCAAGTAAACGTTGAATATGTGATTGCCCGTCAAGCTGCTAAAGTAGTAGCTCCATACCTTGATGAACTACGTTTTGGTGCAGCGCTTGGAAACGTAAGCGACAATGTGGTTATGGGTAAAACAGCAGGCGCAAACAACGCTTACAATGCAGTTCTTGATGTTTCTGAGAAATTGGATGAACTCGGAATCACTAAAGAACGTTTGCTCTTTGTTACACCAAGCTTCTACAAGGCTATCAAATCTGAAATCGTACGCTTGCCACAAGGTGACGCAGATAAGAAAGTCCTCGGTAAAGGCTATGTTGGTGAATTGGACGACTACACGGTCTACAAAGTACCTTCAAAATTCTTGCCAGGTGTAAACGCCCTTGCAGCTGTTCATGGTGTTGTGACATCTCCAATTCAAATTGACAACACTAAGTACAACGACAACGTGCCTGGTCGCTTTGGTGAGTTGGTGGAACAATTACTCTACACTGGAGCTTACGTCCTTGAACACTTCCAAAAGTACATCATCACAATTGCAGACACTAAACCTGCTGCTAAAAAATCAGCACAAGGCAAGACAGTGAATCGTGCTAAAAAATGGAAGACCGGAACAACATACAAAGAAGGCGACACAGTAACGCATGAGGACAAGGTCTACGTTGCTATCAAAGACATCACTAGCTCGACCGACGCACCAGACTCTGACTCTGCTAACTGGAAGGTCAAGAAATAAGGTCTGATCTATGAAAGTCAGAGTAAAGCAAGCCTTCAATGACTGGCAAGCGAAAGTGAGACGACATGAGAATGATGTCTTTGAGATGACAGACGAACGATTCAACGAATTGTCGCATAATCTCAAGAGTGAGTTCTCGGTCGATATTGCAGACGTTGTCGAAATCATTGACGAAACTGAAACCCAAGGAGACGAGACGACTCCTTACGATTAGGAGGTCTTATGGAACTTGAAAAATTAAAACAATTGACAGGCGAGAGTGACGAAACAGTCCTCTCGTCTTTACATTTAAGGGCTGAAAATATCATTTTATCTGAAACGAACCGGGACAAGCTGACGCCTGCGCTCGACAGGTTACTACCTGAACTTGTAATCGAGCTCTACAACCGCACAGGAAGCGAGGGAGAGCAGTCTAGGAGCGAAGGTGGTATCTCTGTTACCTATGCAGAGTCTGGCTTGTCTACGGGCCTTTTACAGCGTATTCGTATGCATCGATTAGCGAGGGTGGCAGGCCATGTTTTTGAAAAAGAGTAAACTGAAACCATATCCTATGAAACGGTTCGAGAAGACCGTGACGAATGAGGGTGTTGCTAAAGAAGGATATACGGATAAAGTTGAAGAAGTAAGGCTTGAATTGTGGCCAGCTGCTAGCAAGCTACAATCTGAGATTTACGGTGAACACTTGAATGATATCCTGAATGCGAATGCGAGCAAGTGTGCAGACATCAACGTGAAAGACGGTGTCTGTATCGATAGCAAGACAGAGGTCACGCATCGGGTTATCTCAAAGAAAGTATACAGTCATCATCAAGTTTTGGAGTTAGAACGTGTCAGGTTTACTCGGAGCAGATAGCTTAATCGCTAAATGTCGCAAGCTATACGGCGCAAAGAGCAACGAGATAGTAGGACAAGCGTTCTTGCATGCTGCTAAAACAGTCGTACAACCAGATGCTAAACTAAGAGCGCCAGCGAATGAGGGTGAGTTGAGAAACAGCATAAGGGTGCGATTAAAAGTAAACGGCAACAAGATATCAAGCGAAGTCTTTACAAACTCAGATCATGGCGCCTATGTCGAACTAGGAACGGGTCCAAAAGGGCAAGAGAACCATTCTGGCATATCACCAGAAGTAAGCGTGTCTTATCGCTCTAGTCCTTGGTATGTGCACGAAGACCAAATCAACGTAGGACCTTACCACTTTGCAAAAAGAGGGGAGTTTTACAAGATGTATGGTCAGCCTGCGCAACCTTACTTGTATCCAGCTTTGAAAGATAACCATGACCGTGTGTCAAGAAACATTTCAAAATACGTTAGTAGAAAGATAAGAGAACAGATAAAATGATTAATATTAAGCCAGTTATTTTTAAAGAATTGCAGAAGGTCGCAGATAACGTGACTGATACTTACCCGAGCGACTGGGAGAATGTTCCAGTCGTCATTTTTTTGGAAGAACAAAATAAACCTGGTGAATGGTTCGACGACCAAGAGAAGAAGTCGCATATTCGCTATAAAGTGGATATCTTCGACAAAGATAGCACAAGCGATTTGGCAGTTAAAATCAATGAAATCTTCGCATCTTTAGGATTGCGAAGAACAGATTGTCAGGACGTGCCTGATCCGTCGCATTTGCGTCACAAGTTGATGCGTTTCGAGGGAATCGTTGACCTTAATTCACAATTGGTTTATCAATACAGAATGGAGAATTAAAACATGTTAGCAAACGGAATCACGCTATCATTTAGCGAAACAAAAGGAAGCTATACCAAGCTTGCAGGCTTGAAAGAAGTCCCTGAATTTGGTATCGAACCTGAAAAAGTTGAAAATACGACCTTGGAAGATAAGGTTAAGAAATACGAATTTGGTATTGGTGACGCTGGAGAACTCGAGTACAAGTTTGCTTATGATAACACAACTACCACTTCACCTTACCGTGTTTTGCGCAAAGCAGCAGACGACAAGAAGAAACTCTTCTTTGAGCAAGCTTATCCAGACGGTACCAAGGTCAATTTTGAAGGTCAAGTATCCGTTAAGCTTGGTGGTGGCGGAGTGAACTCTGTTATCGAATTCACGCTCAAGATTGCATTACAGTCTGAACTTGTATTCACAGACGGAATTGGAGGTTAATAGATGGCTCTACCATACGCAACTTGGAAAGTTAGTGATGATAAGGAGTTGAAGCTCCGCCTCACTTCATTGCAAGCGACCAAAGTTGAAGAAAAAATCGGAGCAAACTTGCTCAAGATGTTCATGCCCGCTGAAGGCGAAGCCTTTGCTTTGCCCCCTCTAAAAGTCATGTTGCTGTTGACCCATGGTGCACTTCAAAAATTCGAGCATGGACTCTCATTTGAAGATGTATCTGATCTATACGATGACTACGTCGATAACGGTGGGGATCAGGCAGCATTCATGGCAGACGTCATCTTGCCAATGCTTCAAGTGTCGGGTTTTATGCCACGGGAGAAAACAAGCAAGAAAACTCCCAAGAAATCCAAAGCCAAAATGGAAGTAGTCGAGTAGAACAGACTACTGTACATTCAGTAAAAGAAATGGTCGAGAGGTTATACCCGATGTTTTTAGATATCGGGGGCAAGCCTCTCGATTTTTGGGATTTAACGGTACTTGAAATCAGAGATATGATTGAAAGCTATAATCGTGTCACAATCCAAAAGCAAAAAGAAAAAATCATTGAATCTTACAGACTTTCGCAGATGATAGCAAATAATGTATCCTTGTTGCTTTCAAAAGATGCTAAACCACTTGAAGCATGGGATTATGCTCCTGAGCTTTTCGAAAAAGAACGAGAGCAAGTTGAACAAGCAAGATTGGCTCAAGAATTGAAATTGCATAAGGAACGCATGCGCATGTTTGCTGAGAGTCACAATCGAAAATTAAAGATGAAAGGAGAATAGATGGGAGTTACTCTTGACGAGCTCAAGGTTATGATTGATGCTGAAATCGCACCTTTCAAGAACAAGATGAAAGAAGTCGAGAATAAGGTCAAAGATGCCTCTAACAAAGTACAGTCATCAACCGACAAAATCAAGGCACAGTCTGGCTCCATGCTAGGTGTGTTTGGTAAACTAGCAAAATTCGCTGGATTTGCCTATCTTGGTAAGAAAATGCTTGATGTCGGCATGTACTCAACTCAGATGGCTCTTGAAGTCGCAGCATCAATTAACCAAATTAAGCGTCAAATGGGCGAGAGCTCACAGACATTCTTAAAATGGGTCAACGATAACGCAAACGCTATGAATATGGGTGTTGGTGAAGCGACGAAATACGGGGCGGTGTATTCAAACTTATTTTCGGGTTTTATCAAAGATTCAAACAAGCTGAGTGCATACACTGCTAAGATGCTTCAGACATCGGCAGTAGTCGCAGAGGGTTCGGGTCGTAGCATTACGGACGTTATGGAGCGTATTCGTTCCGGTTTGTTAGGGAACACCGAAGCAATTGAAGATTTAGGAATCAACGTCAATGTGGCCATGATTCAATCTACAGAAGCGTTCAAGCGCTTTGCAAATGGCCAAAGTTGGGACCAACTCGACTATCAGACTCAACAACAAATTCGTCTCATGGCTATTCTAGAGCAAGCAACTGCTAAGTACGGCACGACTCTGTCACAGTCGGTCAATGGGCGTATTAGCTTGTTTAAATCGCTATTGAAGGATGCTGCCTTAAACGTAGGCAACACCTTCTTGCCGATTATCAATGCTATCATGCCAGTCTTGAATTCGTTCGCTATGGTCTTGAAGAGCGTGACTGCTAAACTCGCTGAGTTTATCGCGTTGATGTTTAACAAGAAAGCGACTGTTAAGGATGGTGTAGCAGGCGCAGTCGGTGACATGAACGGAGCCTTACAAGATGCAGCAGGTGGCGCAGGCGACCTCGCAGATGCTATGGGTGACGCAGACGATGCTTCAGGTGGTCTAGCTGATAACCTCGGAGACTCGGCCAAAAACGCTAAGAAAGCAGTCAAAGAATTGCTTGGTCTGATGGGATTTGATGAAATCAACCTTTTGAACAAGAAAGATGATTCAGACGACGGAGGCTCTGGCGGCTCTGGCGGTTCTGGTGGTGGCGGAGGCAAAGGCAAAGGCGGTAAAGGAAAGGGAGGCGGCGGACCTTTCAAAGACATCTTGCCAGAAGTTGCCTTAACTGATATGGACAACCAATTCAAGAGCATTTTTGACGGGCTAGGCGATAAGCTAAAAGGGTTGTTTGATCTCTTCAAAAAAGGTTTTAATGCTGCATTCAGAGCCGAAGGACTAGAACGTATCAAGAATGCTTTAGGTCGAATTAAGAAGACACTTGAAGAAATTGGAAGTGATCCAAGAGTAGCCAATGCTTTTAATGTCATGACCGAGAAAATTGCTTATGCATTGGGGCAGATAGCGGGTTCTATCGGCACAATTGGAGTTGGAATTGGTGTATTTCTTGCTGAAAGCATAGCAAATGGTCTAGAACGTCAAAAGGAACGCATTATTCGCTCGCTTGTGGCACAATTCGAGAATACGGGCAATATGTTTGCATCAGCTGGAAACATCGCTCAGGCATTCGCAGATGGTTTCTATGATGTAATTACATCCGATGGAGCGGTTCGTATTGGAAGTTCAATTGTTTCTGCCATTCTAGCAATTCAATCTAGCATTGTAGAGATTGGCTTCAAACTCGGCGGCGACCTCATGCAAGGAATCGAGCGAATTGTTACGGATAACATGCCTGGTATCGCTGACGCACTTTCGAATGCCCTATCTGCCGTTGCTCCTGTTTTTGAGAGTGCAGAACAAGCGATCAATGCTATGTCTGATTCTCTCAGCCGTGTGTATGATAATTACATTCGTCCAACGATTGAATCATCAACGAAAGCTATATCAAACATTATCGATTTGTTTGTAAGAGGCTGGAATAATTACATCCAACCAATTATCGAAAAACTCGGTCAAGGCTTCTCGGATACAATTGGCAAACATATCTCGCCAATGATTCAGAAGATTTTGGAGATGGTCGCAAGTTTCCAAGAAATGTCACAAGTCATTAACGCTTATGTAGGTCCTGCTATTGGCTTTATCGTTGAGGAATTGACGAGAGTTCTAGCTCCAACTCTTGAATATATCGGAGAAGTCTTTCGCGTATTATTCAATACGGTTGCTGATATATTCGGAGGCATAGCGGATTTTCTTAAGGGTGTGTTTGATATCATCACTGGTATTCTTACGAGTGATATGAGTAAGATTTTCGATGGTTTCACAGAAACGGGCGATGCTATCATGAACATCTTATCAACACTCCTCACAGCTTTGTTAGATTTAACAGTAGCGATTTTGAAAGTTATCTGGGATACGATTGTAGCAATCTTCCAAGGAATCTGGGATGGTATCGTGGCTATCTTCACACCGATTGGCGAATGGTTCGCAGAACGCTGGAACGATATCACAACTGTTTTAGCTGACGTAGCTAAATGGTTTGGGGACATGTTCCAGAAAGCTTGGAATGTACTGACAAACATATTCTCTTCAATCGGCACTTGGTTTAGTGGACGCTGGAACGATGTTACAAGTGCTCTTGCGAATGTATCTTCTTGGTTCGGGAATACATTTACGAATGCATACAATGCAGTCAGGAATGCTTTTAGCTCAATCGGCAGTTTCTTTTCTGGTGTTTGGAATACGGTTAAGGGTATCTTCGTAAACGCTGGTCAAATGGTTGGTAGTGCAGTAGGTGGTGCTTTCAGAAGTGCAGTCAATGCGGTTCTTGGGACGATTGAAAATGTAGTCAACGGCTTCATTGGCATGATCAATGGTGTTATTGGCATGATTAACAAAATACCTGGCGTATCCCTTGGCGGTATTGGATATGTGAGCCTGCCACGTTTAGCTCGTGGTGGTATTGTCGATAGTCCAACAGTTGCCATGATTGGTGAAGCTGGTAAAGAGGTCGTTATGCCTCTTGAAAATACTGGATTCTTGCAGACTATGGGGCGCATCGTAGGTGGTGCGGTAGTCAATGCCTTGGGCGGTGGCTTACCACAATCTGGAGGCTTCAGCGGTAGCGGTGACATCGTCATCATGATTGGCGGTCACGAGTTCGGTCGTGTAGCTATCCAAGAAATCAATCGAGAACAAGAACGTGCAGGACAAGTCTTGCTTAACATTTAAAGGGAGGTAAAATGGCACGCTTAATTATCAATGGGGTGGCTGTTAAGCCTCCCAAATCTTTTCAAGTCGGTATCCAAGATATTGACGGAGAAACAGGCCGAAATGCTAACGGTGACATGGTCCGTGACCGTATCACGACCAAGCGAAAATTAGATTGCGAATGGGGCATGCTGACTCAAGATGAAATGAGTCAGCTTTTAAATGCTGTATCATCTGAATTTTTTGAGGTGTCTTATCCAGATCCTATGGCTGGGCAAGTCACAAAGACTTTTTATGTTGGGGACAGAACAGCTCCAAGTTATTCGTTTGCCGAGAAGTTCAAGCCCTGGTCAGGCGCTAAATTTAATCTGGTAGAAAGGTAGGGTGGTAAAACATGGATATATTCAGACGTAAGAAATTCGATGAAGCAATGTTTGCTAAGAACCGCACCCTTGCTATCAGAGTAGGACAGTATCAGTCAAGTGATATCAAAGAGGCTAGTTTTGATTACGGCTATATCAAGGGTGACACATATAAGCCCGGCGGAACATGCGCAGGCAGTGCTAAAATCGTCTTTACGAGCATCATTACCACTTTCAATAAACTAGATAAGATTTACCCTGAAATTGGTCTTTTGGTAGACGGAGCCTACGAATGGGTCAAAATGGGTGAATACTTCATCAATGATATTGAAATTGACCGGAACCGTAAAACGACCAAGCTCGATCTTATGGACGGAATGTTCAAACTCAATCGTGAACATGTCACAGATTTGACTTATCCAGCAGAAATCAGGCATGTCATCAAAGAGATTTGTCTAAAAACAGGTGTAAAACTTGCAAACGAAAACATGGATATTGCATCCATGAATTACCGAATCGAAAGCATCCCTAAAGAAAAGAAAATGACATTCAGAGACGTTTTGAGTCTAGCCTCTCAAATGCTCGGGATGTCTTGTTTTTTCAATCGAGAAGGAAAACTTGAAATCAAGGAGTTGACCGACTCAGGTATCACGATCACAGCAGACAGCTACTTTATGCACGGATTGACCAAAAGCGAAGTCGAGTATCAGATTGCAGGGATAACTTGCAAGAAAGATAAAGAGACACTTACGGTCGGAATGCGCACTGGTCGCTCGTTAGAATTGGATAATTTGTTCATGTCTCAAGCGATTTTGGATAATCTCTATCATAAAATCAAGGATATTCGCTATTATCCGTTTAATTTGAATTACCAGGGACATCTCTTGCTTAACGTGGGTGAATGGGTGACTATCAAGACCAACACCGGCGAAACCTTCAAATCGCCCGTATTGAGTCAATCATTTACATTCAAAGGCGGTCTTCGTGGTCGTATCAGCGCAGACAGTAAGGCCGGCAATGATGCGCAGTATTCATACGCAGGAACCATTACGAAGAAGATTGTGCAATTCAACGAATTTGAAGCTCAAATCCAAAACCAAATCGAAGAAGCAGACAAAGGTTTTGACCAAAAGGTCGCTAAAATCAAAAAAGATTTTAGTGATCAAGTCGAACTTGCCAAAGCACGAGCAGAAGAAGTCAAGAGAGAGCTGTCTGACACTATTGATCAGCGCTTTAGTAGTTTTAACAATGGTTCTCTGCAAGAAATCAAGCGCAGGATTGAAGAAGCCTTACAAAATGCTGGCGCAAGTATCTCGCTCGCTCATGAAGCGAAGCGGATTGGTCTGGATTCTGTTGCAAGGCTTGAAGAGTTCAAGGCACAAGCTACAAGCGTTCAGACGGCTCTGTCGGGTGACTTGGACGCTCTGAAGCGAACAGTCACAAGTGAGGTTAATCAAGCTTCTGAGTACCGCAGAACGACCACAGAGGCCCTTAGTCGAATGACTGGTCAAATGGACGGCTTTGCGACGAAATCAGAGGTTAAACAAGGCATCGATGGGCTGACTCAGACCTTCGCTAAGATGAAGGTCGGGGGACGGAATTATGCTGAAGACTACGACTTTTCAAGAGGACTTTGGAGGTATAGCCAAGGGGATGGCAGTCCTGTCGACTGGAAAATCATCAACGGTGAATACCACGTAAAAGGCACAACAAAAACCTGGAAACAGATGCAAATTCATTCAAAAGAAGGAAGTCAAGCTTCAGGTAAGAGTTCGACAGCTCTTCTCGTTTTAGAGATTGGCGAAACATACACACTTTCGTTCCAAGCGATGTGTTACTCTGGTTCTCCAAACGTCTGGGTGTCATTAAGAGCTAATCGAACAGCACCTGGTAACCCTGAGATTATAAATGGCAATTTTAATCTCACATCTAGCTGGCAGACTTATCAAGTCACTATCCCAGCGCTGACCAAGCCTGATAATTTCGATTTCTGGCGAATTATTCTGGGTTATAGCGAGATTGGCCATGTAGCATTTCGTAAAGTCGAATTGACCAGAAGTTCGACTCGTATAGATGCAGGGCCTGCTCCTGAAGATGGGAAGACAGACCTTGTCGTAGCTAAGTCTGAATTTGAGAAGACGGCTGAAGGTCTATTTTCTAAATTGGCGACGGTTGAAACCTATGTCAGCCAAGACGGCCAGCGACAAGAAACCTTGCAGCGTTACACTCGTGAAGAGAGCGCAAAGCAAGCGACAGCTGTACGTGAGTTGGTCAATCGTGATTTTGTCGGAAAGGCAAGCTATCAGGAAGACGTGCGAGGCATTGAACGCAAGTTTGAAGCTATCACCAACCCTCAAAATGGCTCGATAGCGACTCAGATAGCGACCTACAAAACAGCAGTAGATGGACGATTTGCGGATATTATCTCTCAAATTGCTGGTAAGGCTAATCAAACGGATTTCCAACGTGTCAGAGAGACTAGTCAGCTCTATGAGCGAATTTTGGGCAATACTGATAATGGAATTGCTAACAATGTCGCTCGTATGGCTCTGACTAACCAGCTGTTCCAGGTTGAGGTTTCGAAGGCTGCGAAAGGTGGCCGAAACTATATCAGAGGAATCAAAGAGATGCGTGTAGGTTCAGGCTCATGGGATTCTGGGACATTTCGTGGCTCAGGCTCTGGAAGTGTTCGGACAATTGAGGTTTCAGATGGCCCTGTATCTGGTTTTAATAAAGCAGTACGTATAATTTCTAGTGATCCAAAAGGTCAAATTGGCGTTGCTCAGGACGGATTTGAGATTATGCCAGGAACCTATACGATGTCTGTTTGGGTAAAAGGTAATGCTGGACAGAGAGTTAGATTACAAAGTTATTGGTGGAGCGACGATTCAACAGGTATAAGCCCAGAATTCATCTTGAAAGATGATAAATGGACATATTTGACATTTTCAAGCGAACGAAAAAAAGCTGGAAAATTGTCAATCGGCTATGTTTACTTAGTAAATGGTGCAAAAGGAAGCTATATCGATGTTTTAGCTCCTCAATTAGAAGAGGGAAGCGTTGCAATGAGTACACGTCCTGCTATTGAAGATACAGACGAAGCGATTCGTACGGTTCAGAGTCAACTTGCTGGCTCGTTTGCGTTTCAAAATTTGACTAGCGCAGGTGCTATCATTTCTCAAATTAATGCGACGAACAATCAAATCTTGATTGAAGCGGAGAAGATTCGTTTGAAGGGTAAGACCTTACTTGATGAGCTGACAGCTATTCAAGGTTACTTCAAGCGCTTGTTTGTTGGTGAGGGTGCATTTGCGACTCTTAACACAGATATTCTGCGAGCAAACTCTATCACAGCTGATAAGCTGGTCATGGATATGGCCATGGCTCGGATGTTCGTCTCAAGCGATATCTTCACGGATACGCTTGCAGCTAAAGAAGCCTTCATTAACAAGCTTCGGTCAGTCGTAGTCACGGCGACTTTGCTTGAAGGTTACAAAGGCCGCATTGGCGGATTCCAGATTGGTACACACGAGAAAGACTCATCCGTATACTGGATTACTGGGCAAAATCAATTCTCAGTCGGTATGAGTAACGGTTCTGGTCACTGGTCACAGACGGCTTTGTGGGTCAACTGGGGAAACAATTGGGGATATCCTGGTGACTACGCTTGGTTCGTTAAGCATACAGGTCAAATGTATTGTTATAATCGCGCTGAATTTTGGAATACTCCAATTATTCACGGAGATTTAAAAGTAACCGGTCATATTTTCTACAACAATGAAAATTCAGGTAAATCTGGTTACTGGATTCACTCGTCTAAATACTCAAATTTCGAGCCTTCTAATAACTATCTTTACCTTTATTACAGCGGTTCTGGTTACGATTGGATCCCAATGAATAAAGAAATCTCAGACCGTCGATATAAGCACAATATCGAAGATAGTACAGTCTCAGGTCTCGATGTAGTCGAAAACTTGAAGACGTACAGCTATCGCAAAAAGTACGATGGTAAAATCGAAGATATCGCTTGCGGTATCATGGCGCAGGATGTCCAGAAGTACGCTCCTGAAGCATTCTTTGAGAATCCTGACGGCGCATACTCTTACAACACATTTGCTCTCGTGCCTTACTTAATCAAGGCCATTCAAGAACTTAATCAAAAAATAGAAAAATTGGAGAAAACATGAACGAACAAGACAAACAAATCAGCAGTTTAGCGATCAAATCGTTAGGTGAAAAAGTCGGTAATGAGGCTACTCAGTCAGCAACGCTCGAAGCCCTCTATACAGTAACTGCTATGGAACTCGAGCAGATGAAACGAATCATCGAATCTGACGAAGAGCTCAAAACAAAATTTGAAGAAGTGAAAGGAAAAATGACAAATGGCAATTAACAATTATGAACTAGCAAGCAAACCCTATACTCGTGGCTTTGGCGAAAATGTGGCGACCGTAGTAGAAATTCGTCTGTCTGAGGGTAATCGATACAGTACGAATATGCGTGAGCTAACAGGAGACCGTACGAATGAGCAAGAGGATGTCTTGATTCAAGCAGTATTGGATATCCTGAAATCTGAGTTGGACCCAGGTTCAGCAATCGTGAAGGCGCAAGCTGAGATTGAACAAGTAGTGCAATCTTTGGCAAAAGCTAAGACAGGCCTTTCAGCTAACAAAGAGAACATTGATAGCGTATCAGCGATTACTGAGGTTCTCATTGCGCTTGCGATTGGCCAGAATGGTGGCATGTCAACGAACACCTATAGCAAGGTTGCGCAGTTCATCAAACCACTTGTCAAGGACCGTCGCTATGTGAACGGTGATATCGTATCGATGCCTTACCCTTACGACACGAATCCGAAGTGGCCGAAGGAGACACAAACCATCTTGAAATTCCAGATGCAACCATCTGAAGGCTACACATGGAAAGAGCAACCTCTTGCTGAGATGTTGCAGAAGGGTATTTTGACAGTGGTAATGCCACGAATTGATTAGAAAGGAGATGTATGCAAGATTTAGTATTTCATGAACTAATTGAACATCTAAAAAACCTATCGTATAGTCCGTATATCCATTTCTTTTTCTGGTTGATGGTATTGGATATTGTGACTGGTTACATCAAAGCATTTAAGACTAAGCGTTTTGATAGCAAGGTAGGAACGATGGGATTGATTCGTCATTTCGTTGTATTTCTCGTCATCTTACTTGTTGCTATGTATTCACGTTCACTTGGTTTTCGTAACTTCGGTATTGCTTGGACGATGTTCTTCTCGTTCAATTATCTATTTTCAGTAATTGAAAATTGGGAGATGATTGGACTAGCATTTCCAGAATTTTTGAAACCATACATTAATCAGATTAAGAAAGACAATGCAAAAAAACTTGGTCAATTACTAGTTAATATCGACCAAAAAGACAAAGTAGAAGTAGAGGAGAAAGACAATGCAACAAATCAATGAAATTATCGCAAACGGAGCAATCAGCATCCTAGTCATTTTGGCTGGTATCGCAGTCAAAACCATTAAGGATTATCTTGTTCAAAAAGGCGGAGAGAAGACTATCAAGATTGTTGAAATCTTGGCTAAAAATGCGGTCAATGCCGTGGAGCAGGTCGCTTCTGAAACTGGCTATAAAGGCGAAGAGAAGCTCGAACAAGCTCGCACTAAAATCCGTGCTGAACTTACCAAATACAATATCAGTATGACTGACCGCGATCTTGATACATTTGTCGAGTCAGCGGTTAAGCAGATGAATGATGCCTGGAAAGGGGAATAAACAAATGAAAAAAAACGACTTATTCATCGACGTATCTAGCCACAATGGATACGATATTACAGGTATTTTGGCTGACATGGGTACACAGAACACTATTATCAAAATTTCTGAAAGTACAAATTATCTAAACCCTTGCCGACATGCTCAAATAGAGCAGTCCAATCCGATTGGCTTCTATCATTTTGCTTGGTTTGGTGGTGACATCGAAGAAGCCGAACGAGAGGCACGCTACTTCCTTGATAATGTACCTCAAAAAGTAAAATACTTGTGTCTTGATTACGAAGATCATGCTAGCGGAGATAAACAGGCAAATACAGATGCTTGTATTCGCTTTATGGAAATCCTCAAAGAAAATGGCTACGAGCCAATCTATTACAGCTACAAGCCATTCACGCTCAATAATATCTATTATGAGCAGATTCTTGCAAAATTTCCAAATAGCCTTTGGATTGCAGGCTATGGTTTGAATGATGGTACAGCTGATTTTGAATATTTTCCTAGCATGGATGGGATTCGATGGTGGCAATATTCTTCAAATCCGTACGACAAAAACATTGTTTTACTAGATGACGAAGAAGCTAAACCCAAATGGAAAAAGAATGATACCGGATGGTGGTATGAATATCCTGACGGATCTTATCCAAAAGAAGAATGGGAAAAGATCGATGGTACCTGGTATTACTTCAACGAGAGAGGTTATTCAATAGCTTCTCGCTGGTTGAAGGATGATGGTAAATGGTATTATCTCAAAGAAAATGGCGCCATGGCCATTGGTTGGGTGCTTGTGAATGGTAAATGGTACTATCTTGATGCTTCAGGAGCAATGGTCACTGGTTGGGTTCAATACAAGGATAAACTATACCATCTCAAAGAAGAGAACGGCGAAATGTCTTCAGAAGAACTTGTTAAAGTTGAAGGTGGCTGGTACTACGTCAACGAAGATGGTAGCCGCTCAGATAAACCAGCATTTACAATCAAGCCTGATGGCTTGATTACTACAAAATAAATTTAAATAAAGAAAGGAGATTCTATTTTTCTTCTTAACAGCCCGCAGGCTTGTGCTTGTGGGCTTTTTTGTTTGCAATAATAAAAGCAGTGACCGAAATCACTGCTTATCAGCTGTAGCAAATTCATAAAGTTTTTCTGCTGTGAGAAGTGCCATTTTGTCCATGCTTGTTTTTCCTTTTCTGAGATCAGAAACAGTAGTCCACGGAACTCCAGAGCCTTGCGAAATAGCAGATGTAGAAATAGAACTGTTAAGTAATTCTTGAATAACTTTTCTCATATTATTTGTCCTTTTTATTTTTTAGATAGATATATACATTGACCACAATTATAAAAATAGCTATTGCACTAACCATTGCTTTTCCTCTTTTCATTTGATAAAATAGAGGTGTAAGGGGCTTGCGCCCCTACCTCTTAGCGTTTACCTTTTCTTTTGCCGGAATTTGGGTTTACGCTTTTTGTTTTGCCTTGCGACCGTTATTGCGGTCACCAGACTTGCGATAGCTGTTACTGTTTCAGGGATATTGTCTATCGCCTTTTCAAGTAACCTAAGCCAATCTTCTTTGTTCAACTTCCTCACCTCCTTTCCTTATCTTGATTACATTATATCACGGTACACCGAGAAAGTCAAGCATTTTGATAAAGTTTTTTTGAAAAAATAGGGGGGCAAAAAAGGGGCAAAAATGTCGTAAATCTCTGTAAAATGATGTAAAAACAATTATTTTAGAGCTAAAAATATAGCTGATTTTTAAGGTATCGGAACTTGATGTAAATATATGTAATAGTATTTCTGAAAGCAGATGAACTATAAAACCACGAATTATTCAATCCGTGGTTGTTTTTCTTGAAGTTAGTAAATATGTGAGAAGAATTTTAAAGGAAGCCAACCCCATAATCTATGGTATACTATAGATAAGTTATACTGTAGCACAAAAGAGGCACCATGAAAAAACTAAAAAAAGTATGATTATTTTAATCAGTATTTTAGCAGTAATTGGAATAGCAGTAGGAGGTTGTAGCATGCACCGATACCAAAAGAAACAAGAAATGATTGCCATCGCGACCAGCGATGAGGCGAAGAAGGTTTATGAACATTTTATGAAATCGAAAGATCCTAATGCATTTACTAATGCAGGTGTCATCCAGGATTATGTTGTTGATGAAAGTAGCTTAGATTATAATCCAATGGGAGGATTGATGGTTTCGGTGGTTATCAACAAAGATAATGAATTAAATATAAATTATAATTTGATTGAAAACAAAGATGGTTCATACCATTCAGCATATTATTCTACTTCACCAAAATTATCCAAACTTTTGAAAGGAAATAATGAATGACACAAAATTATATTAAAGAAAATAACCTTCAAACTGCAATGGCAGAGTATCAGGATAATATGGGCGAGGAAAGAACTTTATATGACCAATATGAAAGAGAACTTGGCACTGTCACCCAAGTCTACAACAATACCACAGGAGCGGGCGAGCAGGTTTATGCCGTTGTAAAAAATCCTGATGAAAATGCTGAGGATGTAGAGGAAAATTATGCGATACTATGAGTAAGTTAGTCCCTAATTTATTGATAGGATAGCATAAAGGAGGCGCCATGAAAAAATCTAAAAAAAGTATGATTATTTTAATCAGTATTTTAGCAGTAATTGGAATCGCAGTAGGAGGTTGTAGCATGCACCAATATCAAAAGAAACAAGAAATGATTGCCATCGCGACCAGCGATGAGGCGAGAAAGGTTTATGAAGAATATTTGAAGAAAGAAGATCCCAAAGCACTGACCGAAGAGGGTATCATTAAGAGTTATGAAATTGATAAAGAAAAACTTTCCTATAATCCAATGGGAGGTTTAATGGTACGTTTATTTTTGAACGGGAAAAAAGATCTTAGGATGAATTTTAACTTAATAGATAATGGAGATGGTACCTATAGTACTGCATACTATGGATATACTGGTGACCTAAGCAGGATTTTGGAAGAAGGAAAAAATGATTAAGGACTATGTAAATGATAAAAATCTTCAAATAGCAATGACAGAGTATGACTCTGAAATGGATTTAGATCATGTTGTGAAAACTCAAAGTGGAGATCAAATTGGCACTGTCACCCAAGTATACAACAATACTACAGGAGCGGGGGAGCAGGTTTATGCAGTTGTAAAAAATCCCAATGAAAAAGCTGATAAGGTACAGGAAGTAACGGTCCTTTTTCGTGGTTCTACGGGTCCAGATCATTTTTGGGAAGAAACAGCGGATTTCTGGAATGACTGGGCAGAAAACGATGCAGTTATAGCCAAGAGAATTATGTTGCAAAAAGACCCTAGCTATCAAGACAAGTCTACCGAACAGCTAAAGGCTTCTGCAAGAGCATTAAAAGACATCATGGAAAAATATCCCAATGCCAAAATTAATGTCTATGGACATTCACTCGGTTCTATGGATGCTCAGTATTCTATGGCTGCCCTACAGGCAGACCAAGTCAAACGTATCCAACAGGCTTATATCTATAATGGGCCGGATGTCTATAGGATACTAAGCCCTGAACAAAGGAAAGTTGTAGACTCTATTAAGACGAGGATCCATAACTATGCTGATCCAGATGATCCTATCAGTATGGTTGGTAGGGATATGGTCAAGGGAAGTATCGGATCGGTTGGCTTAGTTTATTACGTGGATAGTACAAAAGAAGACTTTGTGAACCAACACATGACTTATGGCTACCAGCTGGATAAAAATGGGAAGATCAAAATACTGTCAAACACCAGTACGGTCATTTATAATGACTATTTACTCCAGATGGATAACTATACACTACTCAAGGAGAAACTATCAGAAGGTGGTTATACAAAGGAAGAGCAATTGTTCCTAGATTCGGAGCAAGCAGGTATTGCAGCAGCAAGCATCAGTCTAATGTCTACAGAGGGGAAAAGTATCATCAAAAGTATAAGAGATGAAGCAGTAGAAGATGCAAGAAAAGTATTTGCTTCCCGTAGACAAGTCCCTTGGGGCTTTATCCTTAGTCCATCAGAGATGGAAAATGCATATATAGAAGGAGGAGCTACCTATGAAACAACTATCGGGGTTATTGAGAAACTATTAGATCCAGTTGTTGATAAGGTGTCTCAATTGGAAAAAGATTGTATAGATTTAGAAACTCAGACCAAGAAAGGTATCCAAAAGAAATTAGAAACAGATAAGGAGTTGGCTGAAAAATTTAGACAATGGAAAAAATTGACATGA